TGAGGCAAAAAACGCAGATGCAGTGGTGCTGCTTCGAGGCTTTTTAACGAAAATATGCAAGTTGAGACGGTGAAAATGCGCTTTTGTGATTTTAGAAACATACCCTAGTTTCTTCGCAAACTTTTCTGTCCGGAAAATACACCACAACGCCCTGATTGATAATAAAAACCAGGTCTTCTATCGTTTTGGCCTGCATACGCTTCCCCACGCTTTCATGATATTCAGAAAAATACCGGAAATGCCCTTTTGTCTGATTGTATCGTGTCCCCGCCGCCGCGTCAACGCGCGGCGAATCAAAAAAGCAGCAGTCTGCCCGGCTAAATTTGCTCTCCTCCCCAAAAAGCAAAAAACGCTCCCGCTATTTGCGGGAGCGCTCAGCTTGTCAAAAAAATCCTTGGGATTGTTAAGGGTCGCAGCCCTTAACCGTTTTTTTCCGGCTGCGCCGGTTCATCCGGCGGAACGGATCGCCCGGAACGGGCGGTTTCTCCAAAGCTCTTTGCCGTCCGGGAGTCCGAAGGACGAGAGGCAAAGAGCGGTTACCCCGTCAAAAAACTGGTTTTTTGACGGCCTCAGCGCTCCCGCCATTGGCGGGAGCGCTCTTTCACAATATGTCATTCGCTCGCAATGCTGTCCTTAATCTTCACCCACAGATCGTGCACGAAGCTCGGCCCGCGGCCAAGCGCAACGCCGGTGAGCACGTACATCGCGTACAGCAGCACCGGCTGTGTGATCTCCACCACGCCCGCCAAAAAGTTGACCTTCGCCACGACCGCGATCAGGATGCCGATGCACATGCTCACGATCTCCGCAATCGTGATCTTGCCGGCCGTTTTGTCCCAGAGCGGTTTGAGTTCCTGCACAACCGCCTCGATGAACAACGCGATCAAAATCATGTTTGTCAATGTCATTTCCGTTTCTCCTTTTTGTTTATTCTTTGGGTTCCGACGGCATGTCGCACATCTTTTCAAAGAGCGCGCGCACGCCGTGGTTTCCTTTGAGCGCTTCGTACTGCGTGAGCATGTCCGACACCGAATCGAGCACCAGCACCGGGCAGTACCCCTGCCGGTCGCACTCGCCGTACGCCTGGATGATTTCGTACCGCAAAAGTGCGCGCATCCCGCTCCGGGTCGCCTGACTGCGTTTCCACATCGCCGTGAACGCGGCCAGCAACGCCGCGCACGCCGCCTCCGCCCAGTACTTCACGAACCATTCCTTCATGTTCTTTCCTCCGCCGTTTGTTTTACGAAAATTCAATCGCCTTTTCGTCCGAATCCTCTGCGCCGACGCTGCAAACGGCGCCGTCCGCGCCGATCTTGAGCTTGTTCCTGTTCAGGCTCGCTTTCAGTCCAAGCTGCAGCGCGCAGTACCCGATAAACGGCGCGATCAATTCGACAATCCCCGTCACAGCCACGTCCGGATCGGGCGAAAACCCGGCGAACACCGCGCACCAGTACGCGATCAGATTGCCGACGCCGACCAGTTCCAGCGCGAAGAACGATATCTTGCTGAACTCGTCGAACAGCCGCGCGCGCTTTTTAATAGTGCTTCGGGTCCCCATAGGCCTGCCATTTCGGCATTTTCGAAAGTCTCTTTTCAACATAGTTGTAACACCGCCTGTCGTTTGCTTTCGTCAGCTGGCAGCCGTATGCGCCGCCCGCCCATTCCACGATCCGCCCTGCGCCGACATAAAGCCCGATGTGGCCGCTCTTCCAGGCAAGATCGCCCGGTTTCGGGCTGCTTGTTTGCACACAATGACCGGCGTAGAGCGTGTTTGCGTTTGCATCGAATCCGGCCGGGCGCACGTTTTCTCTCCGCCACAGCCCGACAACGCCGCCCGAGCAGTCCGCTCCTGTAATCGCCGGGTTGTCGTCGACCGCTTCCAGCATGAATTCCCTGCGTCCGCCGTCGTAATACTCCGGCTGTTTTGCCGCGCCGCTCTCGATGCGCGCCATGGTGATCACATTCTCGGTCAGGTCCTTGTTGAACAGGTTCCCGCCACGGATATACAGCGAACGCGGATAGTCCCCCGGATGATACGGGTCGATCGCGTACGCAAGCGCCAGCAGGCAGAGCGCGCGCCTCTCCGCGGACGCCTGCGCAAGTTCGGCGCCAAGCGACGTGCGCAGTCCGTCCGGCAGATGTGCAGGGATTTTGACCGCGGCCGCAGGTCCGGCGTTCGCCGCCGTATGAAACAGCGCCGCCCACGTGTACTTGCCGACAATGCCGTCGGCGTCGAGATCGTTCGCGCGCTGAAACGCCTTGACGGCCGCATAACTCTCACCGCCGAATTTTCTTGTCGTCGCCGCACGCAGATACCCCAGCTCGACAAGCCTCTTTTTCACGCGCAGCACGTCAAAGCCGGAGAGGTATCGCTTGACGTTGCGATAAAATTTCACGTTGCCGATGTCTTTTGTAATATCCGGCATGTTTACCCTCCAATCAAAAAAGAGGAGCCCGAAGGCTCCGTTTTAGCCCGCCGGTCATCCGGCGGGCTGTTCGTCCGCTCCGGCCGCCTGCGCCGCCGCCTCGATTTCCGCAAACGTCGGCACGTTTACGCCGTCACGCGTGAACACGCCGCCGGCATACCGGTCGCCGATCGCCACCGGGCGGTCGGAAACGCACACCGCGTTCGGGAAATCGCCTGCGTTTGCGCCGCAGAGCCAGATTACGTTTGTCACCGCACCGTTTTCAACCAGCGCATAGTTTACGGGGTTTTCCATGTTTTGCCTCCTTACGCCGCGCGGGCGTTGCGAATGATTACGATGCCGGAGCCGCCGGAGCCCCCGTTTTTGGCATACGCACCGCCACCGCCACCACCGCCACCGGTATTGGTCGTTCCGTTTGTGCCCGCGGTGTTAATGTTGCCGCCTTTCCCGCCGCCGCCCGCGCCGCCATTGCCGCCGATCGCGCCGTTTGCCTGATACGCACCGCCGCCGCCACCACCTGCGTACAAAGCCCCGCTTGCGTCCCCAAACTCACGGGTATTTGTTCCTTGTCCGGTTCCTGCGCTGGTATTGCTTCCGTTCGATCCTCCTGTATAGCCGTTGTGATGATCGCTGACCCCACGGGCACCGCCACCGGAACCACCATTTGCGCCAGCCCCGCCAGAAGCCGAACGCCCAAAAGCAGACGCGCTTCCACCACTTCCACCTAATGTCGATGTACCACCGCCGCTTCCTCCGCTGCCAACAATAATCGAATATGCCGTATTTGCCGCTAATGCGATTGCCTTATATGTTGCAGCAAATCCACCACCACCACCGTTGCCGCCTGGATATGTCTCCGCACCGTGTCCGCCGGCGCCGCCTCCGACAAGAAAAACATCGACTGCAAGCTTCTTTTTCGGTGTAAACGTGCCGCTGGAACGAAACTTAATGCGAAAGTTACCGTTCCCGTCGTCGACCCACTGGTAACTGCCGGTATACGTGAAATCGTCGGCGCCGAACCCTGACGGGAAGCTCAGCGTCGTTCTTCTGCTCATTCTCATGCAAGGTACCCCGCAATCCACCATTCATCTTCCGCGAATTGCCATATGCTGACGGATGCATATTGTGCAGCAACGTTTCTTTTTTCATCCGCGCTGTGAAGGGTTACACCGGAAGATCCGGTAATGGTTACTGTTCCTGCCGCACCCTGCACGATTTCAATTTCGGTTCCGACAGGAAACGCTACGTTTGCATGCGACGGGATGATTAACGTTGCAGCCGTGCTTTTTGCCACAACCACTCTCTTGCCCGCGTCAGACAATATAAGCATATAGTTATCCATTACATAATGCATAGCGGCGCTCGTCTGCGCCGGGTACACCTTGCTGTCGGACGTGAGCCCCGCCGCACCGATATTCGCCTGCGCCTGCGCTTTCTGCGCGCCGGAAAGCGTCTGCGCGCCGGAGAAGCCGACCGCGCCCAGGTTCGCCTGCGCCTGCGCTTTCTGCGCGTCGGATAACGTCTGCGCGCCGCCGTAAAACACAAACTTCGTTTCGTCGTCCCCGCCCGGCTCGTGCGTTGCGGCATGGTCGATCACCGCCTCGCCCTGCATGTTGCTGACGAGCTGCTGCGCCTGCGCCAGCACTTCGTTGAGCTGCGCGGTGGCCATGGAGGTGTCGACTTCGACCGTTTCGGTCACGACCCCGCAGACCGCAGCGTCGAGCCGTTCGTCCGTAATCATTGCGGCCGTGACCGCCAGCGTGCCCGCGGCGACGCTGACCCGTGCAAGCGAAATCTGCCGCAGCGACGCGTCGTTCGTCAGCGCAGGCGCAGCCGGCGAGACCGCGTTTGCGCCTTTGAGCACCTTGATCTCCGGCTTTTGCGCATAGTTCGGCGTGGACCATTCAACGATGATCCGGTCGATCCGGCTTAAAGTGCCGTCCGCCGTGTCGAGATTCAGAACGAGCTGCTGCGCCGTCTGCGCCTGCGTGTCGTTCCACCAGACGATTCCGTTGCCGTTTGCATCCGTCAGCCATCCGATCCCGTCGGAAACCGTTACGGCCATCTGCCCGTCGATGGCGGCGACCGCCGCGTTCCCTTCCGCGCCGAATACGCCGCGCGTCCTGCCGTGATGCCATTTCATCGGATATTCCGCGCCGATGAACTCGTCCGCATTATTTGGGTAACTCTTTATTTCTGCCATAATTTCAGTTCTCCTATCACGTCAAGTGCCGGTTCCCCGAGCACAAGCTCCGTCGTTTCTCCGTTCATGTCCATGCGGCGTTTCACGCCCTTGATCCGGGCGGTAAACATCATCCCGTATTTGCGGGACGCACATCTCACAACGTCGCCGAGCGAGTAGGCGTTGCCGAGTTCCGACGCGTCGATCAGCACCGAAAAACTCGACCGCCGCACATGCTTGGCGAGTTCCTCCGCGCCGCGCTGGGCAAGCCTGGCCCGGTACGCCGCGAGCGTTTCCCCGTTTTGCTGGGAAACGCCGCCCGCCGCCGCCCACATTTCGCAGCGGTCGCCGCCCGCCGCCGTCCCGACAATCTCCACGACCTCCGCATCGTCGAATTTGCCGGTTACGTAGCAGACGTTTTTAAAAACGCTCGCGTCGTCGCCGATCTTCAGGTTGCTCGCCGTGCCCATTTCGTCGGAGAACACGACCGCGTGTATGCCGTCCGTCAGGTCGGCGCCTTTATAGATTTCAAACACGTGCGTCAGAGTGTCCGCGTCCCACGTCATGCGGTGACCGAGCTCGGCGGCGTCCAGAATCGGAATCGCCTCGTCGAGCAGTTCGCCGCCGTACAGTACGGAAGCCGCCGTCTCCGTCAGTCCCTTTACGCCTGCAAGCGCAACGTGCGGCAGCTGCCGCAGATTTGCCGCAATCCCGGCATACAGGTCCGTTTCAATCGTCTGAATCGCCGCGGGCGCGGCGAACACGCGCTGATTGAGCAGCGTGTCCGTCGTATACCCGTTTGCGGTATTGCGGTTCTGCGAAGAGTCGATCGTAACACTGCGGATGATCATGGCCGTGCCCGTGTCGGTTCTGAGCAGCACCGCGCCTTCCCTGACGATTCCGATATTGTAGTCCGACGCCGAAACGACGAGCGTCAGCTTGCCGGTTTCGTTGTAGTATTCGTCTGTCTGCAGGCTGATTGCGTGCGAAATTTCGTGCCGGTTCGACAGGTCGGGCGTATAGAGTTCCAGGCTCATAGCGCAATCCCCACGATCTCGGTCGAAAAGTCGATGCTGATCTCCATCTGTCCGCCGCCGCTTTCCGCTTCCGGTTTGAGCAGGTTGTCGCCGACCGCCAGCCGGGAAAGCGTGTTATACAGATCGAGCGCGCCGCGGACGTCCCCGTCGATCGTCGAGGTCGCCGTGGTGCCGTTATGCCCAATCGAAACGACGACGCGTTCGCCCGGCTGCAGCGCCTTTTTCAGCAGCAGGTATTCGCCCGTGATCGCATTGGTAATCCGCGGGTTGACCACCTCGCCCTTCGCCGCGAACGTCGCCTGAAACGGCACGGGCACCTGGCCTGTGTTCTGCACGTTGATAAACACCGTTTCCATGCTCTCGGCAAACTTCCACGTTTGTGAAATGTTCCAGGGGAACTTAAATTTATACAGCTGGCCGCTGAGCACCGTGGTGGTGCTCGCGTCCTTCTGCCAGTACGGGTATGGCGCAATCAGCTCAAACTGAAACGGCGCGAACGAGCTGTCCGCGCCGATCGCAGGGGTCGCCGTCGGCCTGCAGTCGATGTAGTAATCGTCCGCGTACAGCCGCCCGGAGAGGTCCGGGCGCACTACGCTGAGCAGCTTGTCCTTCTTGCTTCCGCTCTCGCCATAGATGCGCCCGTTCAGCGTCACGGGCCGCGGCTGGATGTTGACCGAGTCGACCGTCGCGCCGACCTGGCCGATGCCCTGCGACTGCGAGATGGAAACCGTCAGCGTGTCGATGCCGTCCGGCTTCGTGAGCAGCCATCCGTTTGCGAGCGTAAACGCAATTTCCCCGCCGTTTTCGTTGACATAGCGAAATACCGTCTTCATATAGCCCATCAGGTCCACCTCGCTTGTTCAAAGTATGCCGCCGTCGCCGCGGCGAGTTCCACGGGCGTCTGCGGCACGGACGCGATGTTCTGCACGATCTGCACGCCGCCCGCCACGGCCGGCGTACCGCCGCCGTAACTGATCGCCGCGGAAAAACCGCCGGTTACAAGATTGTCCGCCTCGCTGATCGCCTGTTTGACCGCTTCCAGATTGTTTTCAATCCCCGTGGCAAGGCCGAGGGCAATGTATTTGCCGACCTCGTCGCGCATGACGCGGGACGGGCTGTTGATGCCGAGCTTCTTTTTGAACCAGCTCGTCAGGTCCTGAACCCAGACGCTGATCTTGTCCCGGACCCACTGCGTGCCGTTGCTGATACCATTCCACAACCCCATAATCAGGTTTCGTCCAGCCCCGATAAACTCGGAAACCATATCGCTGATCGGCTGCACAATGTTGTCGCTGACCAAGCCGCCCACGCTTGTGTTCAGGCTGGCGAGCATATTGGCGATCCCTTGTCCCAGCATGGTGATCAGCTGTCCGCCCGCTTCGAGGAGCTTCGGCGCATTTTCGACAATCGCATTGAACAGCGCCGCTATGATTTCCGGTATCTTTTCAATCAAAATCGGAATCGCCGTAATCAGCCCGACGGCCAGCCCGGTCAGCAGCGTAACCGCCGCTTCAATGAGCAGGTCGATGTTGTCGAGCAATGCGTTTACGACCATCATCAACGCGCTGATCACAACCGGTATCAGCACGGGCAGCAGCTCGACGATCCCTTCAAGCAGTCCGTTGAGCAACTCCGCCGCGGCTTCCAGCAGAACCGGGAAGTTTTCGTTGAGCGCACCGATGATGGTTTCGACCACCGCCGGCAGCGCGTCGACGATGTTTTGAAGCACCGGCGCAATGTTTTCCGCTACCGCGCTGAAGGAATCGACCACGTTCTGCGCAAGCTCTCCCACGTCCGCATCGCTGTCGCCGAGACCGGTCAGGA